AGGCTCTTCCTCGTCTATCTTGATCCATTCTTCTTTAAAGATTCCACCACTAGCAGCTTCAAACGAAGCCATAAACTCAGTCCTGAAAGCGAAAGAAGACATAGACTTCTTTGCAGCTTCAATTTCTTTTGGGTCAAGTAATGGGTTATCGAAGCTAGTAAAGTGCCAGCTTTTGTATTCCTTATCATCATTCTTGTCCCCATAGTTGTACAACTCATAGAAATGGTTGCGCCCCATCGGTGTACCAATAAAGAGCGCCTTGCCCTTTAAGTCTGCCAATGCAGGTCTGAGAATCTGCTCAAACACTGATGGCTTCATGTCTGCGTACTCATCGAGCACCACAAACTTTAATGAGACTCCACGCATTGTCTCTGGTCTGTCTGCGCCTTTTAGACTGATGACAGCGCCGTTGACCAACTTAATCTGCATATTGTTCACATGGCTGGACTCAATAACAGGATTACCAAGTTCCAACAATGTAAGCCACATAATGTCTCTGGCTTGCCCCTGCGTTGGGGCTACATACCACACATTACCTCTGTCAGCCTGCAATGCCTCGACTATGAGCATCCATGCAGCTAACCTGGACTTACCAGTTCTACGACCAGCAGCGACCACCTTAAACCGACTCTGGTCATTCCATACCTGTTGCTGCCAAGGTAATAACTTAATGTCCAGATTCATAATCTACGTCTTCTGCATCTATGGTCTGATCAGCCTCTACCTTGGCATCAGTTACACCAGAGATGTTAATTGTGATACCTGCTTTGCTGGCAGCGCCATGCTTTTCAAAATACGACAAAGGCAACAACCTGTCAGCACACATCTTAAGCATCGCAGCCTGATCCTTGTCAGTAGGATCTAATGCCTTATTAATAATCGTCTGGATGATTGTGTCACCCTTGGTGGTAAGCAGCCTCGCATGAAATTCCCTTATGCGTGCAGCTTCGCCAGGAGGGCGACCCAACACAGCCCTCTTTTTCTTTGCTTCAATGGCAGACTTCTTCGGACGACCTGCACCTCTTGGGTTTCTCTTGGGTAACACAGAAACCTCAGTCTGTGTTGGCAAAGAAGATGCATCCGTGGAAGAAGACACAAGAACAATATCTTGGTCTTTTGTTTCCAAGTTTCCTCCAATATAGGTCAGCACAGAAAACACAAAGACCTAAGGTTAGTTGTTAATGTATGTTTTTTTTAAGGCACAACCTAGTAGTTTGTTGTTTCTGTGCTATCAATATAGAGCACTATAGCACATTTTTGCTAATTTGTCAAGTCCTTTATTGACTTTTCTGATGTAACGGTGTATAGCGTCATTGTTGCCTGCTCAGCCCTTCGCAGTGCACAGATTCCAGCACTGATTTATATTGCCTTCATAGGTAGACCTAAGATAAGACTAAGTTATTGATTACATTGATCTTTATTGCTGGTTAATTATTGACCACTTACTTGCCTAATTTGCTCTTTTTTGTATCTGTGGTGGTTCAACAATTTTATCTACATTGCTACTACCCCACCCCCCCTGTCATGTTAGTTAGTGCTTACTATGCAGACTGTGTTGTCTATGCAAGAATCATGCCAGTTCTGTGTTGCAGTGCAGTATATGGGGCTATGTTGCACCACAGCAGACCTACCTAGCCAATGTTGCAATGCACCAATCAAGGGCAGATCAGAATACCTGAGCAGAGAAGTCAACATAAGGGTTTTCCCTAGTATCTTCGATGGATCTTAGGCGTTATAGTAGAGTCTGAGTTAAACAAAAGGAGCAACAAAAAATGAAATCAACACACTTCTCAGTACTGTTTTTCATAGGTACAATGTTGAATGGATTCGGCGCTTTACTGTTCCACTTTACAGGCCACAGCACAGAGGGCTATTTACTCTCAGTTTTAATGTTGGTAACATTAACGATAGCAATTGCATCCCTAAACAACCCTATAGACTAAGAAAGGCACTACACCATGAAACATCACTTACTGAACATCGCCAATACACACGCCAACGGCATAGCAAGGCAAAGAGCAAAGCGTTTACTTCGCTTGCGTTATAACATTATTATAAGGAACGACAAAAACAAAGTCGATCCTGTATGGCTTTCTGCGTACAATATCTAAACTAAAAAGGAATCTAAACTATGAAACTCAAACCGATAGCATCAAACATGACCGAGTTAGTCCTCAATGACGGCACACTAGTTTTATTCAGTTATGAAACACCCGTGGCTTGTTGGAAAGATGGGTTGTTTTCAGTGACTGATAAAAAATGGTCTAAGACAACGACACGCCATATAAACAAGTGGGCACACTGTGCTATATTGCAACCTCAAGACTATTTCGACAACCTAGTGAAAGGCATCTAATTATGAGCAAATACAATGGTTGGACAAACTACGCCACTTGGAGAGTTAATCTTGAATTCTTCGATGATGGGGCAGGAGAGTACTATAAAACACCCGAAGAGTGCCGTGACTATGTCGAATCAGTCATTGAGGAACAGGCAGAGGGCATCGCCTTAGACTATGCTCTAGCATTTCTGTCTGATGTAAATTGGCATGAGATAGCAGAGCACATGGTAGAGGAGGCCTAATCATGAGCGCATGGGAATATGCAAGTATTGCTGTACTATTGCTGGGCTGTGCCGGTGTCATCATTGTGATGAAGCCGTGGGACTTAGACTAATCAAAGGAGCATTAAAAATGAAAATCTTAGTTTATGTAGAATGTGGATCATTGAGTGATTTAGATGAAACCCTTGGACTGGGTGTAGATCAGGGCATAATTGAAAAGTATGCGGCTCTGACCATAGACGGCTCTCCAATCGTTTACGAGATTGGGCAAGACTCTAATCCCGAAGTTCTTTCGGGCATGGCTATTCGATGCGCTGGAATAACGGAGGAATAACATGAATGCTAATGATATGGAAGGGAATTTGTCATTGATATGGAATGCTTTACACTTTTACAGGGAGCATGGAATACCCGAAGGAGTTTCAGAATATGACGATCAATGGTCTGAATTGTGTTCCGCAATGGCTTACATTTCGGAGGACTTAGGGATTGATTCAATGGAGGGGCAATAATGACTAACGAAGAGATTAAGGCCTATGCTTTATCGCTAGGTTATGAATTCACCGATGAGGATTGTGCTGACATAATTGGCACATCCTATGAGGGTGAAACAGTCGAGCATGCGGTGAACGATTTTCTAGACGCTTTCGAGCGATAAGGGGATTACAATGGATAAGACAAAAAACCATGAGGCATTTAATTATTGTTATAAACTGACAAAGCCGGGTGCAATCGTGCCCATTGACTATAAAACCGTTGACAATCTATTGATTGCGTTTAAGGAATATGAGGCATCAAGGGACAATCTATTCGAGATTGGAGGCCTTGTGAGTGCCTGCCAAGACATAATCAGGTTATCCGAAAAGGCAGAGACAAAAGAGCAGATTTCGGCTATTCTGTCCGTAGTATCCCTAAAACTATCTTCAATTGATAACGAAATCAACCTATTATTAAGCGATGAGGCCACTATATGAAGCATAAACAATGTAGCGCAGATCAAACAAACATGAGCAGTCTACGGGGTTATGTCAACGCCACTTATGACGAATTGTGTCGCTGTTTCGGGGCACCCACAGTATTCATAGGCGATAAGACTAATGCCGAGTGGTTCATAGAATTTGAGGATGGCTCAGTCGCCACAGTCTACGATTGGAAACTAGACCATATACCATTGGAGCCTTACAGGTGGCACATAGGCGGCTTTGATGCCTACGCTGTTGCATCGGTGCATGAAGCCCTGATAGAATCTAGGCTGTCTCACTTTACCAACAAGCAAAAGGAGGTTTTATCATGCTACTAACTAGCGAAGAAGTGCTAGAGATTGCAGATCAGAAATTAGATTACTCGGACTTTGGAAACTTCTACGGCGATGCTGACTATATTGTCGAGTTTGCCTATGAGATCATCAGAGCAGAGAAACTTAAAGGGGGACAGACTAATGCGTTGCCGATCCTGTAACGAAGCATTGACGGATTATGAAACCACAATCAGGTCAGTTTACACTAGGGATTATCTGTCCATGTGCAAACAGTGCCTAAAATCGATTAAAACAGACCTTGTAGCCGTCGGTAATGTTTCCCTGATGTCTGAGGCCGACGAAACAGACGAGGGCACAGAGAGCGATTTAGACCCATTAGCGGGCAATTTCGATATTGAGGACTATTCTGATGACCAATGGAGGGACAGATGAGGGTTGGCACGCCCTGCTTTGTATGCCAAAAAGCAAGCTGGCACGGAACTTGCTATTAAAGACTATATTGACTAAATAGTCTATTATGAAAGAATATTTTAAAATCTTTACTCTAAAGAGACTCTATAGAGACAATAAAGAAAGGTAGGACTCAATGGAAAATGATGACTTAGAACGAATATATTGGTTTTGTGTTTCTGATTGTGTTGACCTATTAGCTCATGGCTCTACTGACATTGAGACCTTGTTAAACGATGTCTATGAAGCCCTGAAGCGCACTAAGCCCGAATCTGGCTCTTGTGTTGCCCTCTTGGCAATACTTGATCAATTAGCCCAGGAAAGGATTAGGATCAATGCAAATACAGTCTAAAAACAGGTTTGTTAGGCATACTGAATGCCCAGACTGTGGCTCTTCAGACGGTAGGGCAGTCTATTCAGATGACAGCACTTATTGTTTTGTGTGCCACAAAGCCTCTAAAACGCTCTCAGAGGGCTTCTCTGACCAAGGAAGGGGTAAGGTACTACCGATGACACAGAAACCCGTTGTAGAGCCGCTAAAGGGCATTAGCGGTCAATTCCTCAGCATACCTGAGCGAGGTATCACAAAAGCCACTTGTGAGGCTTATGGTGTCAGACAATCAGGGACAGAACATTATTATCCCTACACTGACGATAGAGGTACTGAGGTGGCTTTCAAGGTCAGATCAGTGGCTGACAAGCAATTCAGGTCTCAGGGCAACATTAAAGAGGCTCTACTATTCGGTCAGAATCGATACCCTGCCGGTGGCAAGTACCTGACCATCTGTGAGGGCGAGTTAGATGCCCTAGCTGCTTTTCAGATGACGGGGTCGCTCTATCCTGTGGTGTCCATCAAGAACGGGGCACAGTCGGCTGTGAAGGACTGCCAAGCCCAATTTGAGTACATCGACAGCTTTGAGACCATTGTGCTTGCTTTCGATGCTGATGAACCTGGGCAGGAAGCAGCCCTAGCCGTTGCTGATCTGTTTGGTAGCAAGGTCAAGATTATGAAGATGACTAAGCCTTACAAGGATGCTTGCGACTATCTGAAGGACAACAAATCTGCGGACTTTGTGAAGGCATGGTGGGCAGCAGAGACCTATGTGCCTGATGGCATCGTTGCCGGTGCTGAGTTGTTCGAGTTAGTCATGCAGCCCTTGCCAAAGGCTCAGGCGCACTATCCCTATGCTGGCTTGAACGACATGACCGGCGGTATCAGACAGCAAGAGATGGTTGTGGTCACTGCTGGCTCAGGACTTGGTAAGTCGCAGTTTATTCGTGAGGTCATTTGGCAATTGCTCTGCGAGACCAAAGATAACATCGGGATTATGTTCTTGGAAGAGTCGGTAAAGCGGACTGCTTTGTCTCTGATGTCATTGGCGATCAATAAGCCGTTGCACTTGGCAGAGACTGAGGTCACTGAGGCATCAAAGAAGGAAGCCTTTGATAAGACCTTAGGCTCTAACCGGCTGTTCTTTTATGACTGCTTTGGTAGCACAGCAATCGACAACATTATCAATCGGGTTAGGTACTTTGCCAAAGGGCTAGACTGCAAGTACATCCTGCTAGACCATGTGTCTATCGTGGTGTCTGCTCAGGATCATGGCGATGAGCGTAAAGCCATTGATGAGATTATGACCAAGCTGCGGATGATTGTGCAAGAGACAGGCGTAGCCTTGTTTGTGGTGTCTCACCTACGCAGGCCAGACGGTAAAGGTCACGAAGAGGGCGCAGCTACTAGCCTGTCCCAATTAAGGGGCTCAGCAAGTATTGGACAATTGGCTGATATGGTGTTAGGATTGGAGAGGTCAGCACAGCATGAAGACCCAATTGAGAGGAACACAACAAGGGTCAGGGTTATCAAGAACCGATACAGCGGAGAGACCGGCAAAGCCTGTGCAGTCCTGTATGACAAGCACTCAGGTCGTATGAATGAGATCAACGAGGATGCCTTATGAACCAAGACTATCTTAAAGAACTATTTTCTTACGATGACGGATGGCTTTATTGGAAAGTAGACAAGGGATTAAAGAGACTTGCAGGGAAGAAAGCAGGAAGTATACAAAAGATAACAGGATATTGGCGTGTTAAAATTGATGGTAAAGAGTACCTGTTGCACCGGCTAATCTTTTTATATCATCATGGGTTCTTGCCTGAGTACCTAGACCACATCAATGGAAACCCACTAGATAACAGGATAGAAAACTTAAGGAAAGCCACTATCTCGCAAAACGGTTTTAATACTAAAAAGTATAAAAATAATAAAAGCGGTGTGAAGAATGTTTTTTGGTACTCACGAGCACAGAAGTGGATTGCAAGAATAAGAGTTAACGGGAAGAATGTTTTTCATCAGCAGTGCGACACAGTAGAAGAAGCAGAAGCACTGCTAAAAGAAGTTAGACATAAGTACCACGGCGAATTTGCTAATGACGGAAAAACTAAGGAGGCACTATGACTGACCTACGCAAAGCACTAACCCCTGAAGTCACCCATGAAGTTACCCCTGATGTCGATGCCGTAAACATAAGCCAAGAATGTGTCGATGAAACAACAAAACGTGAACATGAGGAGAAGAACACATGACATCCGCACTACTGATAGGCTGTTTTGCTTTTATTTCATCAATACTGAAAGGCTTGAAATGACTGAATATTCTTATGACTACTGGAACGATGCTGACTACGACACTATGGACTATTCAGCTGTAGAGCAACTAGAAGAGCGCATCAAAGACCTTGAAGAGGTAAACGAAGAGTTGACAGCACAGATCAAGGTTGCTGTTAAACTGGTTAGCAAGTTTAATCATCCTGAGGAATATGGGCACTTGCTAGACTCTGATGCAAAGCGGGATGTAATGGACTTTCTTAAAATCTATGGAGACTATCTAAAATGAAGTTAGAACTGGAGGTTGATACCTATGTTGGAATGGGCGATAGTGGTAATGTTGAGTGTCTTATTTTTACTGATGACGGCAGCCGCCCTGCTATGAGCATCGATAAGAAGCTGGAAGACTTAGTGCTAGAGTTTATCGAGTTAAGGCAGTCCAACGGTAAATACTCTGCTGCTCACAATCCTGAAAGGCAGGAACTGATGAATGCACTGGAAGACTGCCTAGCACTATTGAAGCAAGCATGAGTAGCTGGCTTATCATTGTAACCGGCTGTATCTATGCCTACATTGCAGCAGAGCAGGGCATGAAGGGTAACATTGCTCTGCTGGTAGTCTATGCCGGTTATGCTTTCTCTAACGTAGGTCTTTATTGGATGGCAACGAAATGACTACTTTTCTTTTGCTGATGTTAGGCACAATCTTATTTGCTCTGTGGAGGTCGTATGGTGAAGGTTAGTGGTGTTCCTTA